TTAACCAACATCAGCGCAATGGGTAGCAGTATGGTGAATAACGTTGCGCCTAATGGCTAACGTATGAAATTCTTCGTCTGTTTCTACTGGTATTGGCACAAACCTGACTCCAATTTGAGCAAGGCTATGTGCCATCTCAATACTCGTTCTTAACTCAACAGGAGATGCTTTGTGCATACCGCCTCCCGTTTATTATTTATCTTCTCAGCCAGCCGCTGTGCTTTCAGTGGATTTCTGATAACAGAAAGGCCGGGAAATACCCAGCCTCGCTTTGTAACGGAGTAGACGAAAGTGATCGCGCCTACCCGGATATTATCGTGAGGATGCGTCATCGCCATTGCTCCCCAAATACAAAACCAATTTCAGCCAGTGCCTCGTCCATTTTTTCGATGAACTCCGGCACCATCTCGTCAAAACTCGCTATGTACTTTTCATCCCGCTCAACCACGACATAATGCAGGCCTTCACGCTTCATACGCGGGTCATAGTTGGCAAAGTACCAGGCATCTTTTCGCGTCACCCACATGCTGTACTGCACCTGGGCCATGTAAGCCGATTTTATGGCCTCGAAACCACCGAGCCGGAACTTCATGAAATCCCGGGAGGTAAACGGGCATTTCAGTTCAAGGCCGTTGCCGTCACTGCATAAACCATCGGGAGAGCAGGCGGTGCGCATACTTTCGTCGCGATAGATGATCGGGGATTCAGTAACATTCACGCCGGAAGTGAATTCAAACAGGGTTCTGGCGTCGTTCTCGTACTGTTTTCCCCAGGCCAGCGCCTTAGCATTAACTTCCGGAGCTACACCGGTGCAAACCTCAGCCAGCAGGGTGTGGAAGTAGGACATTTTCATGTCAGGCCACTTCTTTCCTGAGCGGGGCTTTGCTATCACGTTGTGAACTTCTGAAGCGGTGATGACGCCGAGCCGTAATTTGTGCCATGCATCATCCCCCTGTTCGACAGCTCTCACGTCGATCCCGGTACGCTGCAGGATAATGTCCGGTGTCATGCTGCCACCTTCTGCTCAGTGGCTTTCTGTTTCAGGAATCCAAGAGCTTTCACTGCTTCGGCCTGTGTCAGTTCTGACGATGCGCGAATGTCGCGGCGAAATATCTGGGAACAGAGCGGCAATAAGTCGTCATCCCATGTTTTATCCAGGGCGATCAGCAGAGTGTTAATCTCCTGCATGGTTTCATCGTTAACCGGAGTGATGTCGCGTTCTGGCTGACGTTCTGCAGTGTATGCAGTATTTTCGACAATGCGCTCGGCTTCATCCTTGTCATAGATACCAGCAAATCCGAAGGCCAGACGGGCACACTGAATCATGGCTTTATGCCGTAACATCCGTTTGGGATGCGACTGCCACGGCCCCGTGATTTCTCTGCCTTCGCGGGTTTTGAATGGTTCGCGGCTGCATTCATCCATCCATTCGGTAACGCAGATCGGATGATTACGGTCCTTGCGGTAAATCCGGCATGTACAGGATTCATTGTCCTGCTCAAAGTCCATGCCATCAAACTGCTGGTTTTCATTGATGATGCGGGACCAGCCATCAACGCCCACCACCGGAACGATGCCGTTCTGCTTGTCAGGGAAGGCGTAAATTTCTTTCGTCCACGGATTAAGGCCGTACTGGTTGGCGACGATCAACAATGCGATGAACTGCGCATCGCTGGCATCACCTTTAAATGCCGTCTGGCGAAGAGTGGTGATCAGTTCCTGTGGGTCGACAGAATCCATGCCGACACGTTCAGCCAGCTTCCCTGCCAGCGTTGCGAGTGCTGTACTCATCCGTTTTATACCTCTGAATCAATATCAACCTGGTGGTGAGCAATGGTTTCAACCATGTACCGGATGTGTTCTGCCATGCGCTCCTGAAACTCAACATCGTCATCGAACGCACGGGTAATGGCTTTTTTGCTGACCCCGTGGCGTTGCAAATGATCGATGCATAGCGATTCAAACAGGTGCTGGGGCAGTCCTTTTTCCATGTCGTCTGCCAGTTCTGCCTCTTTCTCTTCACGGGCGATCTGCTGGTAGTGACGCGCCCAGCTCTGAGCCTCAAGACGATCCTGAATGTAATAAGCGTTCATGGCTGAACTCCTGAAAATGGCTGTGAAAATATCGCCCGCGAAATGCCAGGCTGATTAGGAAAACAGGAAAGGGGGTTAGTGATTCAGGCCGTTGCCGCGTCCGTCGAGAAAAACTTCCACGAGCAAGTCACGGGTATAAGTGCGCTCGATGCCGCGATGCAGATAAAGCCGTCCGCGTAAATTAGCTGATGCTGTCCAGGTACTATCTTTGTGTTTGACCAGCATTCCTGGCATGACCGCACCGCGATTAACGGTCTGTGTTCCGTAATGTTGATGAACCATAAAAACTCCTGCCCGTAAGCTGGGCTGCTGAACATATAGAGACTTCTGCGCGTATTCAGGCGGTGGATGGCCGCCGGTTGTCATAACTAAACCGCCTCGTTGAAGCGACTGAGGTATGAAATGTTGAGTTAATTTCAGCTGGTCACACCGACGTTCACGCGTCCGTTTCACCCCTCGCACTCCCCGAAGCCTGCTGAAATTCAAACTGCGGATCTAAGCGGTCATCGCAACGGTGAATCAGGTGGTTGCCGTATCGTTGTGTTGTTGCGATATGGTGATAATAACTATTGCTATTGGTGATATCAATACTTATTGCTATTGGTTGATGTGTTTTGATATTAAATGTTTGATAGCAAAAAGAATTAATTTTGTGACTTGCATCGCATAGCGATAACTGAAGCAGGGATGTGGTGGTTTTTTGAGCGGTGTGTGATGAGGGGAGGGCAAAAGAAAACCCAGCACGGTGGCCGGGTCTGAACTTACTGAATTTTCCTGAAAATCACAAGAGGAGTCATTCCGTATGCGGTGCTACTGCGGCCTGCTAATTCTTTTATCCCAGAAAGCATTTCTGTTATGCCATCTTTCAAAGGGTTTGACGGGAACACAGACATATCGAAAAGTTCTTGGTCATATTCAGGAAGGGCATCGATAAAACCAAGTACGTACCATTCGCCTGGAATACTCCCACCATATTTTAGAACCATATCGTCTGGATTAATGGTGAGGTAATCACGATTAATAGTCATCCAAATGGTTTGACCAAAATCATTAATAAAATCAACCTGCAATGTGTTCGGGACAATATTAAGTACTTCTTTCATCATGCCAAAAGTGACACCGGGCGAGACGGGGATTTCGTCAATACTATCATTCGTTTTTTTTGCTTTTGGCGGTAGCTTGGAGCGTTCTGCCTTTAGCATTTTTGCTACAAACGGGACGCTTTTTTGAAACATGGAAATATCAAAAATACGAACATGGCCTTTAGATAAAACAGTACTCCCAAGTCTTTCACCATTAAGTTCTGTTTTTATTAGATCATTTTCAGAAAGTTTATCTAAGAGGTTAATAGGAAGCGTCCATGAAGCATCATAGCTTTTTTCATGGGTGTAATTGATAGTTTCCTCAACACCAAGTTTTGACTTAATGATTTTAATGTCAAAGCCGGCATCACTTACTGATTTGTCAACTTCAGCTGTTACCTGTCTGATAGATGTTATTACACCAGGCCCATGCATCTGTGCCAAGAGCGATGATGCCCGCTTGTTATCAACATATAGAAAATCATACAATGAATCGGTGGTTTGTGATTCTTGCGCCGCGGATACGGTCATTCTTTATCTCTTCCTTCTTTTCGGCAATTTCATTTTGTTTTTTCTTTATTTCGTCAATAACTTCCTGAACCTCTGCATCAGTGGCCCTAGGGGGTTTAGATTCAATAATTTTTAATAATTTGCGAATCATGACGAAATCTCTTGAAAATATGCCTTGGTTAAATTATGCACTCACACGGAGGCGATATCAACAGGGCATAAAATGCAATCATAAAAAACACATAAAATTCAATATATTAATAAATTAAAGGGCTGAGATTTAACTCGTCTGTAATGGCCTTCTAAGGCTAAAATATGAGCATTAAATCAACCATGCTTCCTGTATGTCTGCGGCATGCTCCCAATAACCTTACCGAAGATGAACACCCGGTTCATCTCGTCTTTCTCGATCGGGTCCCACGGTGAGTAGCTCTTGTTATCAGAGATAACCAGTAGCTTATCCTTCATCATTTGCAGGCGCTTTACATGGGCTGTGTCGTCGTACAGAAACGCATAGATACCATCACCGTCGAAAGATTTAACAGTGATATCAACGAACAAAAGATCACCTGGTTCGATCGTTCCTGACATGCTGTCACCACGCACGTTAATGATGCGGATATTTTCCGCCTTCCTGCCATCGAACATGTGACGAGCATCGTCAAACGAGTACTCAACCGAGCGTAGAACTTCTACAAACTCACGGTTGATTACACCCGGCCCGGCACTGACTTCTATATCAAGAACGTCAATTTTGAAGTATTTGGAATGGCTGACAGCAGGCTTCCCTGATTGTTGACCGTCATTTCTCATCGGGCCTATGCCTGATGAGAGCCATTCTGTTCGAACACCCAATGCATTAGCTATTTCAACAATTTTTGTTGAGCCGCGCGCGTTGCCGCTTGTCAGTCTCCAGATTGTGGGTTGAGCTACGCCAGACGCCTTTGCAAGAGCGCCTTGAGACATTCCAGATTGTTCCATCGCTAGGTTTAAGCGATCAGCAAGAGTTTCTTTTTTCATAAGTTTTAATTTATACGCTTGCGTATTGATGGTCAAAACACGTTTTGCTATTGATTTTGGTTAATACGCATTGCTATTATTCATTCATTTCAATACCAATAGGAATTGATAATGACAAATAAAACCATTCAACTCGCAATCAGTATTACAGGTAGTCAAAAACGACTGGCAGATCTATGCGGTGTAGCCCAACCCACTGTTTGGCGTTGGCTACACGGTGGCGGAATTGATGCCCGCTATGTAATGAAAATTGTCTCAGCCACTGGTGGAAAGATTAAACCAGCAGATATTCGTCCCGACCTCGCACCATTGTTTAACGCGAGTAATTCTGCCGCCTAATCTGCGGCGTTAACTGATAAGGCAATGACTATGCAACCACTTACATACCAACAGACTAGCGGATTTAGCCCGACTGCGGTGATAAATCGTTCTCAAACAAAACAGGTGCCAGGCCACGAAAAAATCCGTGATGCCGTCCGCGCCTGGTCGGCTGTAGATAATCAGGATGTCGTTGCCACACTCATTGTGAATGAGTATCGGGAGCAGGGCGGCGGCACCATCGATTTCCCTGATGATGTCAGCCGTGCACGCCAGAAGCTGTTCCGCTTCCTCGATAACAAATTCGATTCTGAAAAATACCGAAATAACGTGCGTGAACTGACCCCGGCAATTCTGGCGGTACTACCGCTGGAATATCGCGGTTACCTGGTTGAGCAGGATAGCTTCATGGTTCGGTTGGCTGAAATGGAAAAGGAACTCAGTGAGGCAAAACAGGCTGTCATTCTCAACGCACCACGCCACCAGAAACTGAAGGAAATGAGTGAAGGTATTGTGTCGATGTTTCGTGTGGACCCGGATCTGGCTGGTCCATTAATGGCGATGGTGACCACCATGCTGGGGGCAATATGACAGGTTCAGAAATGGCGAAAGTCGGTCTGCGGGAACAGAACCGACTTTCAGGTGCAAATCGTAACACACTCATTGCGGGAGGAATTATGGCAAACACTGCTGAGATATTCAATTTTCCAGTGCCGGATGTGGCACAAAAGGAGCCGCGCGTGGCAGATCTCGATGATGGTTATACGCGCATTGCAAATGAGTTGCTGGAAGCTGTGATGCTGGCCGGATTAACACAGCACCAGCTTCTGGTCTTCCTGGCTGTCATGCGCAAAACATATGGCTTTAATAAAAAACTGGATTGGGTTAGCAACGAGCAACTTTCCGAATTGACCGGGATATTGCCGCACAAGTGTTCTGCTGCAAAAAGTGTTCTGGTAAAGCGTGGGATTTTGATTCAGAGCGGGCGGAATATCGGTATTAATAATGTGGTCAGTGAATGGTCAACATTACCCGAATCAGGTAAGAAAAATAAAGTTTACCTGAAAGAGGTAAATTTACCTGAATCAGGTAAGAAAAGTTTACCCAAATCAGGTAAAGGCGTTTACCCGAATCAGGTAAACACAAAAGACAAACTAACAAAAGACAATATAAAACCTTTTTCGTCCGAGAATTCTGGCGAATCCTCTGACCAACCAGAAAACGATCTTCCTGTGGTGAAACCAGATGCTGCAATTCAGAGTGGCAGCAAGTGGGGGACAGCAGAAGACCTGACCGCCGCAGAGTGGATGTTTGACATGGTGAAGACCATCGCGCCATCAGCCAGAAAACCGAATTTTGCAGGGTGGGCTAACGATATCCGCCTGATGCGTGAACGTGACGGACATAACCACCGCGACATGTGCGTGCTGTTCCGCTGGGCATGCCAGGACAACTTCTGGTCCGGTAACGTGCTGAGTCCGGCCAAACTCCGCGACAAGTGGACCCAGCTCGAAATCAACCGAAACAAGCAACAGGCTGGCGTGACAGCCGGCAAACCAAAACTCGACCTGACGAACACTGACTGGATTTACGGGGTGGATTTATGAAAAACATCGCCGCACAGATGGTTAACTTTGACCGTGAGCAGATGCGCCGGATCGCCAACAATATGCCGGAACAGTACGACGAAAAGCCGCAGGTACAGCAGGTAGCGCAGATCATCAACGGTGTGTTCAGCCAGTTACTGGCAACTTTCCCTGCGAGCCTGGCTAACCGGGATCAGAACGAACTGAACGAAATCCGCCGCCAGTGGGTGCTGGCTTTCCGGGAAAACGGGATCACCACAATGGAACAGGTTAACGCAGGAATGCGCGTAGCCCGTCGGCAGAATCGACCATTCCTGCCATCACCCGGGCAGTTTGTGGCCTGGTGCCGGGAAGAAGCATCCGTTAACGCCGGGCTGCCAAACGTCAGCGAGCTGGTTGATATGGTTTACGAGTATTGCCGGAAGCGTGGCCTGTATCCGGACGCAGAGTCTTATCCATGGAAATCAAACGCGCACTACTGGTTGGTTACCAACCTGTACCAGAACATGCGGGCCAATGCGCTGACTGACGCGGAATTACGGCGTAAAGCTGCCGATGAGCTGACCTGTATGACCGCGCGAATTAACCGTGGTGAGGCGATACCTGAACCAGTAAAACAACTTCCTGTCATGGGCGGTAGACCTCTAAATCGTGCACAGGCTCTGGCGAAGATCGCAGAAATCAAAGCTAAGTTTGGGCTGAAAGGAGCAAGTGTATGACGGGCAAAGAAAGATTCTTCGTTACTTGAAGAAATACAGTGTTTATTGTTCTTTTGAGATGTTGCGAAAACAGGAATTACCACGGTAAACATTTTATAGCTGACCCATGCATTGATGAAATATTGTGGGTATTTAATAGAGCATAATTATCAAGTTGCGTAAGATGTGGAGTAATGGTATGGGCGGTGTTAGCACCGCCTTTAATTAAAGCTCAGAAAGCTGTGATAATATTTTTTCTGGAGTGGTTTCGTTGGAAATGCTAAATAATACAGCACCTTTGACTGATTCATCTCTCATTTCAATTTCACATGAATTATGGTTGTATGAGATTGCATAATTTTTTAATGTTCTTTCGCTTTGCCACCACACCATATTTGCAAGACTTCCGTTATACGTTCTTATCTCGATTGAGCCGGGCAGGGCTTTCCAGATAACACCTCCTAGCAATGTAAGAGCGGCTGCACCAACATTTTTTGCATGATGGTTAGAACGTTCCATTACCCCTTCAGCATAACGATGAAGAATCTCTATGTCAGTCGCTTTGATAGTCATGTTATTTCCATGTAATTGCTGTGTGAAACGTAGTGTTAGTTAGGTGTTAGCAGAATATAGCATCAAAGTCGAAACCGGTAGAAAAAATATTAGTGATTATTTCGCTGCATTTGGAACTGGAACAACAATGATTATTAGCATGATTGCTTTTTCCAGTCATAAGAATGAGTAGTGTTAATTTTTTCTATTCAATAGGAAATTATCATGTCATCAGAATATGAACAACTCCGGTGACTTCTGCGCTAAACGGGGACGTTTATGCGCACATACAATCCAAACTCTCTTCTCCCTTCACAGATGCAGAGATGCACCTGCGGTTTTTTATATTCGGTGTTTGGCCTCGGCAGTATAGAGATGGGAACCTCTGTTCGTTTCGCAGCTAAAGGTGATATGGAAATCTTGATGTCTTGGCCTAAAGTAGTTGCAACAGTTGGAGCGGTTATAGTGGTAGTAGTGATCATCGCGCCCCCCATTTGCAAGGGTTGACGACATTATTTATCCGGCGCTATATTCTGTGCGTTGCCGCAAAATCGGCACACGGGATTGGCGTCCCGGAATACTACTCAACGCATACCGCGTTAAGCGGTTTTTTTATGCGCTAAGCACGGCTACGCCCAAATTATGGTGGGCTGTGTGAGGGCTTCTTCGGGAGCGCCGGGTTTGAGTAGCCGGTTACGCCAACCTTGCACAGTTCACCACCAGTCGATTGGCGTCGTTGGTGGTGATGGTTAACCTGATGAGGTGATACTATGACTACTCAATTAGCATTCCACAAAACGACGTTTACCCCAATTTGCCACAATAACAGAATTTGGCTTACTGCCACTGAAGTTGGTTTAGCTCTGGAATATGCGGACGATAAAGCAGTTCAGCGCATTTACTCTCGTCACTCAGATGAATTTACAGATATGATGACAAGGGTGGTCAAAGTGACCACCCCTCGTGGAATGCAGGAGTCTCGAGTATTTAGCCTTCGCGGAGCCCATTTGATCGCCATGTTTGCACGAACTCCTGTAGCCAAAGAGTTCCGCCGCTGGGTTCTGGATATTCTCGATCGAGAAGTTCAACAATCCCCGATCACAAAACAATTCACTGATAACGAACTTTGCACACTTGCTTGGTTATGGCGAGCAAGTGATACGATGTTAACCGCCTGCCAGAACGTTACTCCACTTCTTCAGGTTGCGGAACACCGCGAAGCCGGTCGCTTTACTTCTATCGAGCAAGAATATCCCCAGATACTACATAAGGCGCGCGAAATCCTTGCCAGAAAAACGGCACATGTAAAATTCCAGCCTTGGCAGGATAATAAGTGGAGCAGGGTATTGCCACATTTGCGTCAGGCTAGATTGCAATAGTTTTACATATTAGGCGCTGAATGGATGCAAGCAGGTAGCGCACTGGGCGGCAATGATTAAGGCTTCAGATAAGCCAAGTAAGCACTGAAAAAGTTCAATGTAATCAAATTCTCTTTATGGTATTTTCGTTAGACACCTCATGCACTTAGATGGAAATTTGAAATGATGTATTCAGTGACTTTTGATGATACTGGACGAGTAGAAGATATTGAACTAGAGCGTGAGGTTAGAGCCGGAGATAGACTCTCGCTTAATATTGATGGTCTTGATGGTATTTATATAGTCATGACTGTTAGCGGCCCTATCTATGAAAATGTTTGTGTGCCAATGAATATCCGGGTTCAAAAGTATTGGAAGCAATGATGTCTAATCCCCTCAGATGATTGAGGGGTTTTTTATGTCAGACTGACAGGAACATTGCAGCAAAACCGCAATTGGAACGTGACAAGGTAAGCGTTGGCCTTGCGCCTTCAAGCGTAGCGTATAAAGAACGACCGAATAGCCGGTTATCGCCGAAGTTGTTATGCGCGAGCAACTAGAGCATTTGCGAGACTACTTTTTGGGGCGTTTGAGACATTACCGAGAGCAAACCTGTCATTGCCAAGAGCGACTGATGTGCAATATCAATAAATGGCCGAATATAATGGAAAAGGATGAACAGTTGGATTTTTCATCAGAATTTGACGAGTTGATTAATGCAGAAGGCAGGATTACCCCATCTATCCTTACCGCCGTTAATCGTTATTTTTTGTACTTCTCTTTCTTCGAGTCTCTACTTCTTAATTGCGCTGGGGGGCAAGGCAAAAGTGCGAAATATGCCAATCGTCTTTTGCAAATGGAGGTTGTGGATCTGGGGGTTCTCAAGTGTACATACGATTTTTTTTCAGAACGCTATGTAAATGATAAAAGCAAGTTTGAAAGCCTATGCGGGGAATTACACCACACCTCTCAAAAGGCGAGAGATGACTGTTTTTCAGCCATGCAAGCTATGACAACCGAGCCTGAGACTCAGCTTGCAGTGTGCTTGTTCGTTTGTTTCCGGTTACGGAACAATCTGTTTCATGGACCTAAATGGCGTTATTTTCTTGAAGGGCAAGAAGGGTTACTTCTTTCCGCAGGGGATCTAATTCATTCGATTCTGTCTTGTGTTCCTAAGGAGGATGGCTGGGCGTTTCAGAACATACTCGACTCGTACGATTAA